TGTAATAAAGATTCTAGGAAATATTCTCCAGCTATCTACTGCTTTTGCCAGATCAATTATACCCTGATATTTGTTTGGTTCAACTATGTTTTCAGTAGCAGACACATCTACTTCTAGTTCAATCTTATGTTTTACTGGTTGCTCTTCCATTTTTTAACTCCTCGATAGTTTCTCTATTTTTATTAATAAGCTCATTATTAACTGCTATATGTTGTTCATTGTGAATAGGTCTAGGATCGAAAATAACCTTTTCTAGTTTCAATCCGCTGATTTTTTCATTAGGAACATATCGCCAAACATAGTCACCATCCCACTCTCCGCCTTTTTTAGTAATTCCAAACACTGTTTGAGTCATGCCTATTTTAACTATTAGGGCACGTTCTCCATCCAGTATAACTTTATCACCTTCGCTAAAACTTTTGTTAAAGGCAAAAGCCATTCCCTTGGCTACTTTCATAGCCCAGTCTTTAATCATCATGGCTATAATAATCATCACTAACATGCCTATAAACGGCATTAAAAATTCTGTGATTTGTTGTGCTGCTTGGTCTGGTGTTAACATTGAATTGCTCCTCAACAATATTTAGTCAGAACAATAACATAATTAGTTACACTGTTATTTTATTACCAGCCGTTGGGCACTACCAGGTAATGGATGAATAATACAATGCCAACACTAGCACCAAGTCCAATCATCATCTTGATAAAGTCCTTTGTTACCATTGGGAACACCTGTTTCATTTTAGTGTTCCTAACGTGAGCAATAGCAAGTTCACGCCCTGTTAACAAGCCTACGAATACCCATGTTGTTGACATTGGTATTGAATTTAATTCTTTGAAGAAGTATAGTATAACCAAGTATACTAAGTCAATTAGTGTTGCTGATCTAATGTAACGTGTGGTTTGTTTTTCCAAAACAATGTCCTGGATTTTACCACCGCCTTCGCGGAACATAAAGCCTAGCAATGCTACAAATACTATGCTAATAACAATCATTAGGTCCCATGGGATCTGCCTAGGTAGAAACACCGCAATATTAGCCATGTCATGGCTCAGCCAAGTCCACCATAATAGAGCAGTTGTGGCCCATTGCGCGGTTCGCCAATAAGGACGACTCCAATGATCTCCCATTGATCGATTTTCATTAATTATTCTGCTAATAATATGCCATAGAGCATAAGCACTAACAGCCGCTAATGCATAACCCATTATTGACTTCATCAGCATTTTTTCAAGCACAAAGCTAGTTGCAAATGCACTTAAAACTAAAAAGGACGTACTTACTGGTACGCCTACTCGTGTTAATAAAAGCAATATTCCCGGTGCTACAGCATGGTACCAGTATATCTCTTGAAATGGGATCTTAGTTAAACGTCCATAACTAATATCTCCTCCTGAGGTATACCACCCATACCATAATGCCCATAATAAAACCGCACTAGCGGCGGCCCAAAGTATTTTCCAAGAAAAACGCTCGTGATTGCTGGCTATCCAAGTGCCCAGTGTTTGTACACTGTCGTTAGCGATAACACTGTATGCTGCCATGAGAAATCCCACGGCCATCCATATTGTAACTAGTTCCATATTTAAAAAACTCCATCTGTTGTTCCTAGTTATTTAACTTATAGAGTGTTACAAAAAAGTTACAAAAATTTTTTTTATTAAACTAGACTAGCAAAGTTCTTTAGCACCATTACAGTTGCTACTAGATTATTTTTTGTATTTAGATCGTCGGCTAGTTCATCTAGCTTATCTGTACGAACTAAATCTTCTAATAATTCATCGTACTCGCTTTGGCTTATGCTACCTGTTTTTACTTGTTCAAATAAATCTAGCGCAATCTTCGCCCGTTCGCTAGCCCAATCTGGACCATTGTCAATTAAAGCCTTTAAATCATTTACTGCTTCATTTAGTTTTTCCATTATAAGTCATACCTTCCTAGTACTGCCTGAGCACTGTCTTTGCTCTGTTTGATCAATAGTTTCTTTTTAATTTCACAATAGGCTTCGCTGCCCTGCTTTTCTTTACTGCGCTTATAAAAATCCTCTACAGTGTCCTGCATGGGTTTAATAAGTTTTAGAACATCTCGCTGTAGCCAGCCCTTGCTTTCACTGTATAGCTTGAACCACTGTAAGTCGTCTCTAATGCTGGTTACCTGAGATAGGTGTGGTTGTTTACAATCCATGTTTGTTGCTTTAACATAAACATCCACTATACGTGAACTTTGGTTGTCGTCCCAAAAACTGGGTATTACATCAGTTAGAGCACATCCCGATAAAAATACTAAAACTAAACTTGTTGATAAAAACTTTTTCATTTTACTATCCTATTTTGTAATAATTTTGCAATTCTCTATAGCTTATTATTTTAATCATGTAGAGAGAATCGTACATCTCTATCTTTTTATTAAATAACTCATGAATTCTATAAACGCTATCACGCATCGCTAAGTAAGTATAATAACTTAGCCCTCTACTATAAGATATACTATATTGTTCCCACATTTAACTTGTTTCATTAGAGCACTCAGAGCATGTACAATTTTTACAGATTTCTATTCTGCCCAGTCTCTTTCCGTAGGCTGACCAGGAATCTTCATAGAGTGGCACACCACAGTGACTGGGATGACCACAGTTATTACAGTGTGAGTTTGCTCCTGATGTACCAACATATGTCCCGCCGTCTATAGTCATTTGAACAATCCTTTTAAGCTAAAGCTGGGCTCAGCACTTTTTTTAAGATCTTCCTTGCTTTTTTCTATTTCTTTATTAGCATCTTTGATTGCTTTATCACTTTCTTTATAGTAGTTTTCATAGGCAATAATAATAGCTTTTTGCTGTTCTATAAATGCTCTTATACTACTTAAATTTTCGCCAAGGTTAGCATAGCCCTTATCTGTGAGTGCAAACAGTGTCATAGGTCTGCCGGACTTTTTTATCTCATCAAAAACTGCTTGATAATTTTCCAGCGTAATTACATGCCATTCTACTTCTTTACTAGCAAAATTAAGAACGTCTGCTTTGGGCAGAGTAAGTTTGGGTATTTCAACTGGCTTGGCACTTACCTCTAGTACTCTAGGACTACTGCAAGCACTAAGGCTTGCTAGCACCAGGCCAAAGCCAAGGACATTCCGAATTGAACGCTTTGCCTGACTTAGCATTTTTTTCTGCCTCCGTTAATTTTGAACCACTCTCAATCTCAAAGCATCTTAATACTTTAGCACTAGCACTATTAATAATGCGTTGTACAGAATCTGGTTTTTTCTCTGCCAGTACAGCTAGATCGTGTTTAGCAAGTTTGCTAGTAAGAACTTTATTATTTGCTCTTGCCTCTGCAAACTCGTCATTAACACGATTTAACTCCTTGCTCATGCGCTGATAACTTTCTTGTAGTGCTTTAGTTGCTGCTTCTGCTGTTTGAGCAGCTATTGTAGCCTTTGCTTCATTAGCAACAAGAATACGCATTTTTTCCTGCGTGTCGTTGTAGTACCAATAGCCTATGCCAGACATAGCCAGAATTAGTACTAACATTATACCAGCGAGTTTTAATCCCATTAATGCTCTCTAAATAGCTCTCATTCTCTCTACAAGTCTTTCAGCTCTTGCACCTACTTGACGATACCACTGACTATCCACCATTTCATTGGCAGCTTCATTCCAGTTCCTGGCATCTACTTCTCTTTTCATTCCAACAAACTTTGATAATCGAGGATACCCAAGATTAAACATCATGTTAGCAATTATTTCTTGAGCTTCTTCTGGCAGATCGGCGAAGTCTGAGTAAAGTTTGTCGCAATCTGACAAGACTGATTGGATATCTGACTCGAAGGCTTCAGCGACTCTGTCAGCATCAACGGGGGTCCCCACTGCAAGTCCATTCTCTGGGTCTGATTCCGTAACCAGATGACCGATACCAAAAGTAGGGTACCCAAGATGGTCAAGATAAACTTCGTATACAACACCCTCGTCAATTTCTAGCTGTTTTCTTAGATTGTCTAAATTCATGTGTGTCACCTTTTCTTCGTGGAACTCTTGCTATGTTTAACATGCTTTCTAACATATTTTCACTTTGTTTATTTTGTCTATATTTTCTAGGACTCAGTGGAACATGTGTGCTAATGTTCTGTGTCGTAAGTTTGTATTTAGGATCGCGCCGTGTGCCCTGATAATATTTCATAATCCAGTCACTGGGTTTAATGCCAGTGATATTTTCCAAGTCACTGATT